CCGCCACCTCCCGGTCCTCCTATGGGTGGTCCTCCTCCAATGGGTCCGCCTCCCGGTGGCCCAATGGGTGGCCCTCCTATGCCTCCTCCCGGTATGCCTCCAATGCCGCGTAAGTCCGGTGGCCGCGCAGGTAAAGATTTAGGTGGCTCACTAACGGGTGGCCCATCTGGTTCGCAGGGCATGGGCGGTCTAAGCCCACAGATTATTAATGCACTTAAGAATGCTGACATGGCTCAAAAAGCACCTGCGATTGCAGGCGGTGGAATGACGCCACAGCAGCTTCAGGCATTAGCTAATTTGCGGACCAATCCACAGGCTGACTTAACTGGCGCTGGTGCGCTTATGGGTCGGAAGCATGGCGGTCGCGCTATGGCTAAGACTGAACACGTTATTGATCACGCTGCTGGTGGTGGCCTTGGTCGTCTTGAAAAAATCAAGGCATACGGCCAACCACAGAAGCGCATCAAATAAATTCCGTCGCCTCCCGATGGATTGACTAGGGCCGAAGTTTCTCCGTTCTTCGGCCCTTTTTTATTTGTATTTTATTACAATCATTGCAAGTCCATTTTGTTGGGAAATTACATTCATTGCAAACAGTTTTAAGGTCATTTGTGCCATAAACTGCCTATGGCACAGACATACGCAGACAGATATTCCCGAATTTTAGCCCAACTGATTGAAGAAACAATCGGTGAGGAAATGCAATTTATTTGCAACGGGATGCTTACTGACATTGCTGATTACAAACTTCACACGGGAACAATCGTGGGACTGCGTAAGTGTTTGGACCTAATGGAAGAAGCAGAAACCATAATTTCTGGCGGCGAAAGGAAGAAATAATGCCATTTATGCGAATGTCCCACGGTGTTGATCCTGCAAAGGTTTTGACAGATGAATTGGGAAATTTAGACGATATTGAAATTTTTAATAACCAGCTTTTGATTGCCACTTACGTTCGTCCAGAGCAGACGGCTAGTGGTCTTTTTCTTCCGGGGCAAACCCGTGATGAAGATAAACACCAAGGCAAAGTTGGTTTGGTAGTTAAAAAAGGCCCAGAGGCCTTTGAAGATCCCGAAAATCGTTGGTTTAAAGGACTAAAAGTTAACGTGGGTGACTGGGTATTCCTCCGCGTCACTGATGGTTGGTCAATTAATGTGCATGGCGTCCCATGCCGCATGGTTGACGACACCGACATTCGCGGTCGCACACAATTCCCTGACGGGGTATGGTAAAGGAATAGAAAATGTCAGAAACCGATGTAATCCAACAGGAATTAGAGATTGAACCTGCTATTCAAGTGGCTCCTGCTGATGAAGATGCGCCTGTAAAGGTAGAAAAAGCAGTTGCGAATGATGAAGTTACGCCAGAAGAAGGCATAAATCATCTTAAAAAGCAGCTTGAAGAAGAGCGAAAGGCCCGTGCCGAAGCTGATCAACGGGCTTATCATGCTCAGATACAGGCTCAAGCGGCTCAAAAAAATGCACAAGACGGCGATTATAATCTAATTGTCAGTGCAATTGATAAATCTAAACGTGATTCAGACATTCTTAAGAATGGTTATGCCGAGGCTATGGCTGCGGGTGACTATCGTAGGGCTGCTGATTTCCAAGAAGCAATTGCATTAAATGCCAACAAGCTGACAACGCTTGAAAACGGCAAAACAGCAATGGAAAATAAACTAAGGCAACCTGTTCAGCCAGTTGCGCCGCCAGTCAATGATCGTGTTGAACAATTGGCATCTATCATGACGCCAAGATCGGCAAATTGGCTCAGAAGCCATCCTGAATTTGCTCATGGTGCAAAACATGGAGCAATGGTTCGTGCCCATAGCCATGCAATGGGTGAGGGGCATATTCCAGATACGGATGCGTATTTCCAACACGTTGAAATGCGTCTTGGTCTACATAATGTCGCGGATCAGAATGATGAAGACGTTGTTTCTGTGGCGGCGCAACCTACTCAACGGCGCACATCTGCCCCGTCACCCGCCCCATCTACCCGTATGGCGTCTGCAAGTTCAGGAAAGCCAAATGTTGTTCGCCTATCCAGTGAACAGCGTGAAATGGCTTCCATGATGGGTATGACGCCTGAAGAATATGCAAAGAATATGGTTTCACTAAAGCGTGAAGGGAAAATACAATGAGTGAAGATAGCAAGTATGCAGTAGAAAAAGCATCTAATCGCAAAGCAATGCGTCCTGAGATGCGTCCTGAAGATGCTCGTGCAAGGGCAGAAGCTCGTGCTGCGGAAATTCGTGGCAATCGTGGCAATATGGATGATGGTATTGACGAGTTTTATGTTGATCCAAAGAATATTCCAGATGGTTGGTCATATGAATGGAAGCGTCATACGCTTTTAGGGAAAGAAGACCCTGCTTACCAAGTGCAGTTGGCTCGTGGTGGTTGGGAACCAGTGCCAGCGGATAGGCATCCTGACATGATGCCTGTCGGCAATTACTCAACAATTGAACGTAAAGGCATGGTTTTAATGGAGCGGCCTTTGTCATTGACAAATGAAGCAAAGGATATAGAATTACGGCGTGCTAGAAACCAAGTGCGTGCTAAAGAGCAGCAATTGGCCCAGACACCGGATGGAACAATGACTCGTCAGCATGACAGTGTTCGCCCATCGGTTAGAAAGTCGTTTGAACCAGTCCCTATTCCAGAGGACAAGTAAACGACTTGCACCTGCCCTTGGGGAGGCAGGTTAAAATTTGTCTAGGTTTGCAGTGCTGGGCGCATAGCAACCTTCATTTCATCAGGAATCTCTGCTATGGCTAATACGCAAGCGTATTTTGGCTTCTTGCAGTATCAGGGTGGTGCAGGCGGCGCTCCTACGTTCGCCCAGTCTGCCCGTCGTATTGCAAGCGGTAACAGCACTGCTATTTATACAGGCGATCCAGTAACCCCAGTCGCGGGTACGGGCGCAGCTACAGGTTATATTACGGCTTCTGCTAACGGAACTGAGCCTATTGCTGGTATCTTCGTTGGCTGCAAGTACCTTTCCACGTCGCAGAAGCGTACTGTCTGGTCGGCTTATTGGCCGGGTTCGGATGCTACGGGTGACGTAGAAGCATACGTAATTGATGATCCAAATGCCCGTTTCGTGGTTCAGACCAGCTTTGCTGGCGCTCCAATGACAGGTACGGCAACCACCATGACGTCTGGTATTCAAGGCCAGTATGCTCAGTTCACGCTTGGCACGGGTAACTCCTCCACGGGTCGTTCTGGCGCATATCTGTCGGCTGTAAGCACGACGATTACTTCGCCTTTCATTGTTGTTGATTACGCTATTGGCTTCGGCAATGGCGGCGACCCAACAACGCAGTATTGCAACGTTATTGTTGGCTTCAGCAACGAAATGTGGCGTTCTAACGGTGCTGGTCCTGCCAGTATCAATGCTTAAGGAGTAAGGTAAAATGACTGTCAATCTTAGTCAGATTAAAGACCTTCTCCTCCCCGGACTGCGTGGGGTAGAAGGCAAGTATGAGATGATCCCATCTCAGTACGACAAAATTTTCACGAAGCATGATTCCAAAATGGCTTTGGAGCGTACCGCCGAAATGCGTTACCTCGGTCTTGCTCAGCTTAAGTCAGAAGGCGGTCAGACCGCATTTGATTCGGGCGCAGGTGAGCGTTTTGTCTACAATCAGGAACACACTGAAATTGCTCTTGGGTACGCGATTACCCGTAAGGCAATTGACGACAACCTGTACAAGACACAGTTTATGCCGTCCAATCTTGGTCTTATTGAATCATTCCAGCAGACCAAGGAAATCTACGGCGCAAACATCCTTAATACGGCACAAACCTACAACGCATCTGTTGGCGGCGATGGTGTTTCACTTGTGAACACGGCGCATCCGATTGATGGTGGTACGGTTGCTAACACCTTCACTGTCCAGCAGGATTTGAATGAATCTTCATTGCTTAACGGCATGATCAACATTCGTACCAACTTCCGCGATCAGGCCGGTTTGAAGGTATTTGCTCGTGGCCGTAAGCTAATTGTTCCGCCGCAGCTTGAACCTGTTGCAATCCGTCTTACTAAGACTGAGTTGCGTCCGGGTACTGCAGATAATGATGTCAACGCGATCCTCAGCACGGCTGGTGGTATTCCAGAAGGCTACATTGTCAACGACTTCTTGACCTCTGCATATGCTTGGTTCTTGCTCACGAACATTGACGGCTTGGCCTATATGGAACGTGTAAAGTTTGAAACCGATATGCAAGTGGACTTCGTCACTGACAACCTGCTTGTTAAGGGTTATGAGCGCTATTCCTTTGGATACTACAACTGGAGGTCCATCTTTGGATCGTTCCCAACATCTTGATTTTGTTGGATAAAATTGTCCTTAGATAGTTTGTTGTAAAAGTCATCAC